CCTCACTTTCAGGTTCTTCGAATAGTTCTACAGGCACTTCTGGTGCCTGTAACACGTCCACATCGTCACGACCGAGCAGCATCGAAACTTTCTTACCGATCTCTTCTGCTTCGGATTTAGAGAAACCGGGCTGCAGTGCAACCTTTGCCCCTTCACCGTTTGGGACGAAACCAGCATGTTTGCCGTCGACTCGCACCCTGCTGACGTTCGTCTCTCTGAATCGAGGAGTCCCATCGGGGTTGCGAATCGTGCTCTTAGTTACGAACGGCTCAATCGTGACTTCCATTTAACTTTTCCTTTGATTAGGTGGTTTCCGCAGTAAACGATGGCTCTTGCGGATTAGATGCGTCGGCTCCACCATCACATTTAAACGTGATAGTCATCATCATTAACTCGTTGTTAACGATTTCTGGCAAGCTTACAGACGTAATAAATCCGCTTGCTGTATACGTAGCGTTAGTCGCATTTGGTGGTGCAACAATCGGGAACGTAATAATGATATCTTCGACAGTTCCTAGAGATGGAATGCCTACAACATTCTGATCGAACAATACTTCCATCGTAATTTCTCCAGGCTCTTTTAAATCGCCAGGAATGGAAGTCAGAAAGTTCGTAGTGCCGAGATGTGAAGTATCAATCACTGGAATTGATTGCTCGCCAAGGTTCACGCTTCGGACGCTTCCGATTGCGGTCGATGACGAAGTTCCATCTAGTGCAGTGAAGGTGACAGTTGCACCATTTCCGGTATCGGCCATTTAGTTTCTCCTTTATGAGGTGGTCGTCCGATAGGTCACGAAAAAATCTAACGTCGTAATAAATCGCCTCTCGTCCGAACCAACTTCAGGTCGGAGAAACGAATACTGTTCACCGCTGACCAGAGAGATCTCATGTATGAATTGACCACTCTGAACACCGCGATGTTTTTTCTCTAACGCCAACCTCACAGCGTCTCCAAGTTGATTAGCCTGCAGTCTTGTATCTGCTGCACAATCAATTTGTATCCTTGCTCTCGATGCATTGACGATTCCAACGAGATGCTCGTTTGGAACCGTATCAATAACCGTGTAAACAATCGCAGGCATCGCAACCTGCTCCGGCGGCACGTCCGAAAACATCCGCGTGTTAACCAATCCCTGTACGGTGCTATCCGCCAGTGTCAGCGTTCTGATTGTTGCACCGATATCAGGCATTGATGAGTTTCCTTATTTCTGCCTTCAGTATCTCTTGTATTCGTCGATCGACTGCACCCGTTGTTTCATCCGTCGATGATCTCCAGAATCCAACCGGCGGCGTTTTCTTGTCATTATTGCCTTCGTATTTATTGCCGAAGATCCATTTTTCGTGACCATACTCAGCCATGGCCGCATACTTGTTAGCGACGCCTCGAGTCGTAACTCTCGCTCTAACGATACTTGGCTTCGATTTGTCTGGAACAGACTTAGGTGATGTAATACTTTTCGAGAGAGTTCCTGGCGTTACATTGGCACCCCACGCTGGCCGGTTATACGATGAACCATCTAATGCACCGGCTTTGCGTCTGACTTCTTTCGCAAATATTGTCGCAGCATTACGCAGTGACTTTTTCAGTGCTTTTTCTCGCACGTCGAACGGAAGCCTTTTTAACAACTTCTCGACATCTTTAGTTTCTTTGATGCGTACTGTGATAGTCGGTGCTGCCATCAGATGTTCCTCTTCAGTTCGATTCGCATCTGCCTGCGTCTGCCTTCTGGATCGAACACGCTGACTACGTTGTAAACAACCTCACCGATGATGCATCGCATGTCAGTAGTTACATTCTTGCCGCCATGATATTCACCATGTAGCACGTGAGTCGTCTCCGCTTGCACCTGCCGACCTCGCAAGACTTCTCCGCCACGTACAGTCTGAAAACTGCATGGGTAACCTACAATCTCATCTGACCAACTCTCGCCAGCCTTGTAGTCGTAGTTACCATGAGCGTCCTGCACTTGATTGTGCGACTGAAACGTCACGCGATATTGCCTGCGACCCTGCATCATGGATACGTTCTCCTCATTGCTGTAACGAGCAGATCGTCATATGCGTTGTTGTATCGACGACGATAATCGTCTCCTCGGTCTTCGAAGTACATTCCGACCTGCAACAAGATTAACTGCTTGAATATTGCCGGAACATTCGCTGCGGTGCCGTAGCCGACTGTCATCGTTGCTTCGATACCATTGTGCTGTGCTGTATATGACGGCCATTCTTGATCGTACTTCAGGTAGATCAATTGCTGCCGAGCATCTAACCCATACACCGACGTAGCTAGTGTTTGCTGCACGTTGCTGTCGTCGTAGTAAGTCAATGAGCTAATTGCACTAACTGGACGAATGCCTAATTGAATCGGCTCTGATTCAGTTGGGAAATCACGTAACCTAAGCTTGTACGTCTGCGATATGAGCACACAACTCGTATCGTTCTCTACACGCTCTCTAGCTACCTGAATCGTTCTGGTTATCTTTGCGTTGTGATGTGTGTCGCTTGCGAGAAGTTCTAGGTGATCCCGAGCCTCTGCGACTGTTACGGGCTCGTTTGCTGGCCCCGTCACTCGTATTAGACTTTGATTTAGCACCATCGATAACTATCTCTGCTACTTTGATTCGCTCTACCAATAAGTTTGCGATGCCGTCTGTGACATCGAGGGCGTGACCGGCTTTCCAGCCACGCCACGCCCTGATCAATCTAACTTTCATTAGACTCGCAGAACGGTTTCTGCACCCATGTCGGATGAGCTAACAGGCGACACAGCACCTTTGCTCAAGATTGCAACAGCAGAACCGAAGGTGCCAGCTGCACCGTCTCCAGCAGTTGCGACCAAGTCGAAATAACGCTTCTGACCACGCAGATCAACTTGGAACACGATGACATTGTTGTCATCGTCCGCACTTGGGAGTGCCGCTGCATTGCCATCGATATCGCTATCGCCATCGCAGTCAAGACCATCCACGTCAGCAAAACCGCTGCCGCTTACATCGCTAGACTGCAACTTAAGTGCTGCCATAGCAATGTCGGTAGCACCGAGGTTGAACACGACAGTCAGATAGTCGTAATCGAGAGTGTCGATTTCATTCGAAGTGAATGATGCATTATCGACGATAGCCGCTGGTGCAATGACCTGCGAGTATTTAGACGCTTGCAATTGATTCATCATTAGACCTAAAGAAAAAGTTTTGTTCGGAAGAAGACTCCCCAGCGAACTGGGGAGTCAAAGTTCAAAGTCAAGATCAGCTAGCAGCGGTCTTGAGTGCTACGATTGGACGCGTGCGAATCGAATCGCCACGCTCATGCACGTTGATCGCAACTCGCTCAGTGCATTTGATTCCGATGAGATCGTTCTCGAAGTAGCGGTCTACGCTAACTTGAGTGCGAACATTTCTTCGGTTTCCGACAGTAGCGGCAAGACCAAGGTCACCGAGGTAACACAGGATCGTTGAAGCCGAGGTTCCGGTTTCGCTTGGAAGAACCTGAGCGAACACAACTGGGAAGCCGAGGAACCGACGCTCGGTGCCATTAGCAATCTCAGTTCCGGTAGTCCCGCCAGCAGCATTCATCAGTCGGCACATCGAAGCGTAGTAAACGCTGCTATGCACAAACCAAACTGGGTTAGCGCCAGCGTATTGTGGCAACAATCCAGCGACGTTCTCAAAGTCTGCAAGATCGAGTGTGCTTGCACCGACGTTGCCGGACACAGCATCTTGAATAGCAGAAGCATTTAGAGCATTCTTCAATCCAGTTACGCCACCGTAAGCACTGGTGCCGTCACCGTTGAAGCCAGCTTCGTCGATCTTGTCTGCCATAGCGTATGCCATGGAGCGAGTGATCATCTCAGCTACGTCGACTACCGAATCTTCGTCAAGCTCGCTGCTGACCTTGGTCAAACAAGCAACTTTCTTGGCGATGAGTTCAGCACCTCCGATGTCCTTGTCGGACTCGGTGATAGCACTTTCTTCGCCTACCCAGTATGCACTTACGTCTGCAATGTCTCGCGGCACGAAAACCGAGTCGCTAGCCATTGGGTAGTTTCGAGCATATCGTGGGAATACACCACGCTCTTCGCGGAGTCTAACCAGAGATCGTTCCATTTCGTCTGGGACAAGGAAACCACCTTTGATGTTGCTGCCTTCGTTCTGCGAGTTGTTGATCCGAAGACCTTGCGAATCGCAGAAGCGTGCTGCACTCTCGTTGCCGAACAAACCAGCCAAGATGACGTTACCAGCAACGTAAGCATCACGCTGATTCTCGTAGCAATGCAATTTACGAGATGACTGTGCTCGAGCAGGAACGACGACTTGCTTTGCTGCGACTTCTGGTGCATCGCTGAATGCAATGTCGCCACGGTCGACGCGAGCCTGCAGTTTCTGTGCTTGACGTGCTTTGGCTTCGAAGTCTTCACGCTTGATTGCGTTCTGCAACTTGCCTTCCTCGAGCTTGTCAGCTTCATCAGCGAACTGATCGAATGACTTTTGCTCTTCGTCAGATAGCTCTCGCTCTTCGCTTTTCGCCAAGTCTACGATGGCTTGTGCTTTAATACGCAATTCCGAGATCTCGTCTCGGATTTCATTAGATGATTTGAGCATTGTGCTCCTCCAAGTGATGAACTGGTCGGAGCAAGCGCATAGCAAGCCCAGACCGTTAGTACAAAAACAATTTTCTGTACGATCCGATCACGAGGCTGAGACGCTAACGAGTGAATCAGTTTTCGCGAACTGTCGTTTGATTCTTGGAATATAAGACTAGCTCATATTACGTCAAGAAATTTTTGTGCGATTTAATCTATCTTGTGCATCTCGTCGCTTTGCAAACGATGCTACTGTTGCACGCTTTGCATTCTTTTTATCTGCAGCGTCCATTTGATCGACTAGCTTGTTGGCAAAAGCTCTGCCCTCGAACGATCCCCAAAGCTGCCACGCCACCCTTCCAGCCGATGGATATCCTTCTTCGCCTTGATTGAAACCTTCAGCCTCTGTGTCAACTTCATGTCGAGCAAAGTATGACTTCATTCGCTTTGCAGTATCTGGGCTCACGTTCTTGCCATTCTTCAAATCGCGAGCACGAGCTACGCCAACTTCCGTCCCGCCACGCCCATATTCCTCTCGCATCTCCAAACCTTTAGCGGCTGCCTTACGAACACCCTCGGGTGGACTAAAGTCAATGTGATCGTATTTAGCCGCAGCGAACACAAACTCTTCATAGACCTCCATTTCCTCAGTGTCTTCGTATCCGTTAATGCCATCGATAAGACCTTCAGCGAGTGCTTCCGATGCTGTGTAGTATTTGTCTTCTCGCATAATTGCAAGATAATGCTCTTTGTCTTTCTTGCTCTTCTTTGCATAGATTGATGCTATCTCGCCGCCAATCTTGTCTAGCAAGTCTGCAACCGAGCGAAATTCTTTTGCGTCACCGATGGCTGCAGTCAATGGACTATTA